TGATGGGTTGGCTTCAAGTGTTGCTGTTGCCTTAACACCTGCGGTAGCAGTTGCGCGAGCAACATAAGCGCGTGTGCCGCCTTCTTCAAAGAAGGTGCGGATTTGCTGATACGTGTACTTGTTTGCTTCGTAACCACCGAACGCTGTCACGTACTCATTCAGTGACGTGACGAGGAGGGCAGCACTATCGGTGCCGCGCTCTGTCTCACCGACAATGAAGAACGTAGAAGCAGGTGCGATGCCGGTCGTTGCGGGACCTGTACGTACTGCTGTTGATATGCTTACACCCGGCATTCGCCATCCTCCGTTGTGTATCTAGGCGTTACCTGAATCGCCAACGACATATGTGAGTATACATAAATCATTGACTGTTTTCAGGAACGTCTTCTTCGGAATTTTCATTACTGCTAGAAGCATTTAATTCTGCCTCTATTGTTTCTTGATCTTGTGCATTGTCTTCGGCTGCTGGGGCTGCGGTTTCCTCTGTCGCCTCTTCAGTAATTTCTTGCTCAGCCTTTTTGCGACTCCTCTTTGCGGGTGCCTCGGCAGGAGCAATTTCCGCAACTTCTGCACTCTCAATTACCGCAAGTGCGCCCGATTCGACATGGGCGCGAACACTAGACAAGTCAACCCACGCGGATTCTGCAGGACGCAGGACAATCGCTTGCTCGCCAATTAGCAAGTTACGCTGTGTTGCGTTCCAAACTTTGACATTATTCGCGTTGCTCATTTGATCCTCAGGGCACTGGGTTCGGTGGTAGTCGATTAATTTCAACTTCTGCTGACGCAAGTGTTGAGATTGGTTGACGGTAAACCGTCTCATTCAGAGTTAAATCATAGCCTATGTACGCTCCAGCCAAGACACGATCACCCTTGATAAGTGTCAAGTCTGAATACTCTTCACGCATGGACTCTTCTAGAAGCGTTGGATTGACATTCCCTGAAGTGTCGCATGCATTCAGGTTTGGGCGATCTAGCAAAGATGACCGCAAAACAGTTGTCAACCTATCTCTCATTAATGTCACGTCGTGCGACCCCTCGGTTTTCACCCAAACGTAGGTTCGCATTGAATACGTAACTCTGTACTGGGGGTTGTCTGAACCATCAAGGAAATTACGCTCAAATGAATTAGTTGAAATAACCACTGTGATTATTGTCGGCCAGTGATCAAGAGCAATCGGCTCATATGTCAAATAAAGTTCTGGATCTGGAAGCGTGTAGTCATCCACACTCCAACCATTTCGATACCTAACAAGTCTTGAAGGCATATCGTGCTGCAAATAGTCATTGACATAATTCTTTGCAAACTGGGGTCCATACATCAGGATGTCAGTCATTACCTACTCCCAAATGCTCGGCGTGCCCCAATAACATGATCAGCAGCCTTCTCTGCCAATTTCTTGGCGAACATCGGAGGTTCAAAAACAATTTGACGTTTTGGCATTCGCGAAGTCCCATACTGATGGAATTTTGCATATTCGACCGATGTGCCAAATTCTGCTTCCATCTTGTCAATCCTGTTCGGATTTCCACGCAAGTCAGTAAGGCTTCTCCTGAGTTTTCCGTTCTGAACCATCATCGGCGCACCGGGGAAATTACGAGCCTTCCATGCTGCGTATCGTGGCTTTAGTGGTGACCATCCGCCGACAGGAAGACCATTAGTAGCAAAGTTTGCGGCATTTGCCTTTTTCAACTCATCTCTTGCCCATCGAAAAACAGGAGAAAAGTCACGGCTCCTAGCAGCCATTCCATCTAAATATTTCAAAGCGCGATCAGCATCGCAGGACATGTCGATGCGATACATCAGCCGATCCTTGCTCGCTTCCAACGCTTAACTGCCAGAAGTTCTTTTTCAAGAAACCCAGTTTCGAGTGGCGCCACGTTGCGAGTTTCCAGATCCTTAACGCCAACAACATCGTCATGCATGTTCTGCATTTCACGAGTGGCTGCCCTCAGAATCATAAGTTTGAACACTTTGATGGCATCGCCATTCAAACCGGCGGTGTATGTAATTGTCACTTCATCATTTGCCCAAGCGCGATATAAGTCAATCCCATAACGGCGAACTACATAATCGCGCCCCTCTGTTAGGGCTGTTGGAGTGGCAGAAGTCTGCTGCCGAACAAGAACAGAATCAACAGCGGTAACTGGTGTATTCCTCATGTAGACGACATTTGGCGGCTGGAGATACGTCAAATTACTGTTCGTAGTGTCCAAGCCTTCATCGTAAAAAAACGAAGACGTCGGGATACCGACATAGTTTGATTCAATGACATACGTTTCGGTAAATTCCTGCGACTCAATAGGGCGACGCAGGTATGCCTCAAGTTCACTTTGTAGACCCTCAAGCACAAACTCCGCCGCCTCCTCCTGACGGTTGGAGAAGCGGATGTCCATGTATTTTGACAGGTCAGAGACTGTGACCAGCATTGGCTGTCACCTCCAACTATCGACTGCGGCGCTCCCTGCGCTGACGGGCACGATTCTCAACATTCCGAGCAAGACGACCAGCGGCGGAACGTAAACGATTGACAATTCCGCCACGGCGTTCGCCACCAGCGGGCGGAGCCGATTGGGCACGACGGGCAGTAGCAGGCGCACGACGCGCCCCTGCACGCTGTGCCGCACGACGATTTGCCAAACGCTCTGCTGTCCGTGGACGTGCACCTAGTTCGCGCTCCCGACGACGGTAATAGCGAGCATTGCCGGGGACGTTTCGCCCATTCACCCGACGTGGGCGGCGAACAAAACGGGGACGACGAATCAAACGGTTGTTTGAGTCAACAGCCGTGAGAAATTCGACATCCTCTGTAAGGTTTGATGTGGGCATTGAAGTCCTCCACGATTGCCTCAGAGAACTTTAGCACACTCATTTATTTTGCTTAATCACCTATCCGCATTAGGCGGTCGTTCAATGACTACGGATTCTGCTTCGCTCTTGGATGGGGCTTCGACCGGAACCCATGCTCTGGAGTATTGGTGATCAGGTATTTTCCTTTGTTTCAGCAACCCACCGCTAAGCATCAGGTCAACTTCATCAACAGACATAATTAATATGTCTTCAAGTTCTTCCGCCGAATATTTCCCCGATAGAACAATCTTTTTGATGAGTTTTGAGAATGGTTTGGCGAATATCTCGCCTCGTGAACGGTTAAGGCGAATATGCATAATCATTGCATCTATTTCATCGCATGATCTGAAGATGACGGGAATATTTTCTCCATGCACCTTCCGAAATGGTGGTTCTCCAGCAATGATCCACCTGTGAGCACCGTCAATAATTCGAGAATCCTCGCTTCTGACGATGATTGGTTGCACCCAGCCGAACTCGCTCATGGAGAGTCGTAGCAGTTCCATGTCTGGTTTCAGCACGTAGTTGCATCGCCAGTCAAAAGGGCGAATGGAATTAAAAGGAACCATCTCTATCTTCATGTCAATCTCTTTCATGTTAATTCTTGTTGCGCAGCAGCCATACGCATTGTGTGTGCACGAGTCTTTGGACCCACTGGGTTTGGACTGGTAACTTGAAACTCGTTGAGCAATAGTGTTCTGACAAGCGAATCAAGCGGATATCCAAACGGATCACCAGCCTGCTTTTTGCGAAATTCACCCGCATACTTAAAAGCAGCCGCCTGCATGCCCTGCGTAAGCATGTTGTCCTCGATGCAATCTCTCACACCATCCCATCCGCTGGACACATACTCGGCGATGAGACCTTCAATATTGAAGTGTTGCCACCATCGCCTCTGGGCATCAACATGGGGATAACACTCGTATAGGCGATCAAAGAACTCTGGTTCAGTCCTAACAACATCGCCAATTCTTCTCGCAGCAACAGCATGCAAAGGTATTCCTACCCGCGTGTTGCTTCCGGTTACCGCAGCAAGATCGTAGTACTCGCAATATTCAGCACCATGTTCTTCGGTGATGAACTTAAGCACATCATCGGTTGTCCAGTCGTATATGACTTTTGCAAAACGCAATGGGACAGATTTCTTCATTCGGAAAGGTGTATTGATGTAATTCTCGTGGAGTTTCTGAACGCATGACCTGTAGCGGATCATGGATTCATTTGCCCGAACCCCAGTAAGAAACGCAGTTCTGCCACGCTTCCCCTGCATTGTATAAAAGTCAATTGTTTCAGGGATTGGGCGAGATGGATCAATACCAAAATGTTCAGCGGTTATTGCGTCTTGTGGCATCTCACGAACAAGCATTCCCCTCTTCGCTCGTTCGGGGGACCAAAGCAAACAGTATTCTCTCCTGCCAAGCACCCAAACCTCTTGACCGACAGGGAGGCAGTACCACTCCATGTCCACCCAGTCGTAATTTTTAACTTTTTCAATAAAGTCAATTACTAGCGGACTAACCATCTCCTCATCACGGAAAATAACCTTTACGGGACCCAGCCCCCTCTCATCATGAACCTCTTTAGCGAGGTAGAGGATGGCAGTGCTGTCTTTGCCTCCAGAGAACTGGACACATACGGTGTCAAAAGTGTCGTATACGTGCCTAATTCGCTGCCGTGCAGCATCGACGCAACTGATATCTAAGAACATTCTTTGTCGCGTCATGTTGTTATGTCTCCGTATGCAGCAAGTGGGTAATCACCATTCGGGTACCGTTTAGGGTAGTTGAGCGAGCCGTAACCCTTTAAGAGATCGGCGCCAAACCTCTCCCGAAATGTAGAACACCATAGATCTTGCTCCGCTGGTGTCATGTCACCCCAACGACCAAAAACTATTCCAATTTCAGCCCCACTGCCGATAGCCATAATCAGTCTTGGCTAAACGACAGGATGTCTTCTTCGGACAATGAATCAAATGACCATTTTCCGTCCAGTGCTGACCACAGAGCCAAATCAATAGGCGTTGCCTCAATGTCATACTTCTCAGTAACTTCACGATGCTTCTCAATGCATCGGCGCAGAAACTCGACAGTCTTGAGCCTCTCCTCGACATGCTCTGAGCCAACGGCAATCATTCGGGTAACTTCGTCAAGGCGATTTGCAACGTGGTACCGAAAGCGCTCAATCTTGCGTCGCCGTTCCTCAAAGTTTGCGGACATCTCGGCAATCATCACACGCGCATCGTCACCAAGTTCAGAGTACTTTGAAATCTGGTACTGCTCTTGTTCGTGAATTGTTCGGATTTGCTTTTCTAGGTTGTCGTTAAGCGCCTGAATAGCACGCTGCCAGCGTGCCCAGTTTTCCGGCAATTCAAGATATTCACGCTGTGTTGCGCTCGCACGATTCTTGATTTCTTCTGCTACCAAACGTGCAAATGCATCGTCATTCATTTTTTACTCCATGCTGGACATATTGGTTTAAAGGAACACCAGTCGCAAAGACGCGAACGGTTTGTTTCAAATTCGCCAGACTCACATCTGGCATCAATTTCCGACTTAACGGAAACGACTGTTTCTATAACACTCTCAAAGTCTGCTGGTGTCGCATCGTGGGATAACTTGACGCCATCTCGGACAAACAACAACTCAACGCGCTTAACGTCTAAATCCAGTTGCTCTTTGAGTACGGCACCGTAGAGGAGCAACTGAAAGAACTTATTTTCCTGATATCTGGGATTGGGAACTTTTCCCGTTTTGTAATCGCCGATAGTGATTGAGTCACCATCTCTCTGCCAGCGATCAATAAACCCCTTGATTTTGACTCCAGATAGAAACCAATCCAATGGGGTTTCAATTCCATCTAATTCAATTTCCGATGGTGTTTCCATGGCAAACAGGTTTTCAACACACCACCATGATGTCCATCGGAACTCACGAAGGGCTGCTTCATCACGTCGAAGCAGTACGGATGCTCGTTCCTTATATTCCTCTTCCCAGACTTGGCGGGAGATTTCACGAGCATGCTCAATCGTTCTCTGATCAGACGGTGAGCCATACAGTGATTCAAAGATGCTGTGAACGAAGTTGCCTCTAAGGGTTGCCTCTGTTGGGGGTTCTACCAGTCCATCTATTCGCGAAAATTTGAACTTCAGCGGACATTGCTGAAATGTTGCAATTGATGATGGTGATAGGTGTGGTGGTGCAATAAGCACTATTCCCCAGTTCCGCCTGCATCAAATGAGAGTCGCACGCATTCTGCGATAAGCGCCTCCAAATCCCCAACAGATGCTGAGGTTTTTGTTGGTTTTGGCTTACCACCGGAGTGCGTTACCCAAAAATCATTCAGTTGCGACTTCTTCTCTGCGGAAAGTGTCTTAGACAGGTTGACGAAGTTGTCCCACAGTTTTGCAATCTCTGGATTGATACTGGCGGCTGCTTTTTGAGCCTCTTCCTCAATGTCCATCTCAATCGCTTCATCGCTACGTGCGAGATACAAGCCGATTCCGAGAGTCTGTGCCGCTTTTTTAAGAGCGTCGCTGACGGCACCCTTGAACTCGTCGCCAAGATCAACAATGTCGCCTTGCTTCGTCCGCTTGATTTTCTGACCGCCAATTCCATCACGGCTGACATTGGTGCCCTCAATCGTTGCACTCAGCGTCACGTGAGCAGTAACGAACTCTGGATCATGCTCATCACGACGGCACGAATTGATATGGAAGGACCAGCCATCAACGCCCAAAACTTTGTTGAGGCGAGTGATTACTTCGCTAATCGGAATGTAGGTGAGTGCTGTTCCACTCTTTTTTACCTGTCGCTCGACTTCGGGAGGAAACGGTTCGTAGAGATTTGAGTAGAGCGTCGCCATTACTTTGCCTTTCTTACAATGATGTTTGTTTTGTGTTCGCCAACCTCGCAGAAGTTGTCTGCGTTGACGCCAATCTTTGAGAGTTCTTTCACGCGCCAGTACGAAGGCTGGACAAAATCAAGAACCTTTGCCGCAATTTGTTGTGGTGAAAGCACTACTTCGCCCGTATCCATGTCCACGGACATTGAGACGAGTTTGTTCGCCACCACGTCAATGAGGGCATCGTGTTTCCACTGCTTCCTGTCGGCGGCGGAGCGAACTTCAATCCTGTTTTCACCAACTGCCAAATCATCAACATTTGCAGCCTGCAATACTTCGATGATACGGGAACTGAAAACGGAATAGACATCCCCCATATCGCCCTTAAGCGTATGGATGCGGATGAGCGCTTCCCCTGCGTCAACTGGATCTGGGTTGGATGCTGCAAATTCTGAAAGCATCCTGTCAAGTGTCATAAGTGCATCAGTAGTTGCCTGCGCCTGCGCAAGCAGTTCATCAAGAGTCATAAGACCTTTCTCAGTAACTATTAGGGTATTCGCTAGATGATGATAGCCGCCCTCTTTCTTTGTGGCAACCCTAGACCTGCGAGAAAAGTAAATGCCCCAACAGCCGAGTCAACCTGATCGTCATGGTTGGCGGCTTCAGGGAATGAGGAAAATTCGTCAAGCCACTCAGTCAGCCACGCCCCTCGAACTAGGCGGACGTTTCCGTTTGCGACGGCAGCAGCAAAAGGTCGTGCTCTGGTTAATTTATCCCCAGATGATCTAATCCCCATAAGATCGTAACCGGGCACGATGTACCGAGCATATTGATCAATAAGTGCCTTACCCGAAGAGCCTGGTTCTTGTTCCATGCGTATGGAAACCCTGTGCCCATCTTCCATTGCTGTCTGCGCAATCAGTTGCTCAACCTTGTCGCCTTTTGCGCGTATCTTACGGACATCTAATATATAAGCAATGCCCTGATCAAATAACATCAAAGTTCCCACAGTCCAGTCTGGATCGGGGTTTCCGGAGTGTGGCTCAGTTGCCGCCAAGTCCCAGAACCGAACAGCGCGTGCGCTGGATGTGACTTGTGGCACCTCATGAGCGTCAATTATTACAAAATCATTACGCTCAAATAGGGTGCCGAGGGTAGTGCTCCACCAGTCGCCCTCCTCCAGTCGCCTGCGCTCTACGGGATCAAGAACCGACAGTGCCTGACGGTAAGAATCTGCGTCAATACCAGGGTTATCCGTAAGTTTAGATGGGACAAAAATCCGCCCGTATTCCCTGCCCTCGACGATAAATCTCTGGCGCACCCAGTTCGGTGCAGGGTTTGAAGCAGCGCGCATCCTCAAAGGAACCTGAGACAGCGGACCGCTTGCCGGTCGGCGCAAACGGGAGAACAAGTACCTATAGTCCGACTCTCTGATTTCGGTAACCTCATCCATCCCGATGAACTGAAACTCAGAACCTTTGTAGCGTAAATAGTCGTTTGTGTTATTTAAATAACCAAAAGATATGCGTGCCCCCGAGGGGAACGTGGCGACATAACTATTCGCATTCCAGTGAATGTCGTCGTACTGAGTTGACCACGAGCGGAAGCG